GAGTATTACTGGGGCTATGCAGACCAGTATGCTTCTGAGCAGTGTGATACCGCAAAAACTGAGCTGACTGTAGGAGGTCAAAATGAGCTTATCTAAACAAGTTTGGCAAACTTTATCTGCCATTGATGTATCTCAGCATATTGAGAAAAAAGGTAACTTATCATATCTGTCGTGGGCATGGGCTTACGGCACTATGATGGAGCATTACCCTGATCTGCATTATTCGTTTGAACAAGATAAATGTGAAGATACAGGAACAGTAGAAGTAACTTGCTGTGTACATATTCATACTGGTAAAGAGCAAGATCAGATGATGATGCGACACATGTGGTTGCCTGTTATGGACCATCGAAACAAAGCAATATCTAACCCTGATAAATTCGCAATTAACTCCAGCAAAATGCGCTGTCTGGTTAAATGTTTTGCAATGTTTGGCCTTGGCCATCACATTTATGCTGGGGAAGATATTAACCCTGTTGTCGCAAATGCCATTATCACTGACGATCAAGCAAAAGAACTGAAGGCTATGATCGAAGAACGTGACGCTGATGTTGCTGCATTCTGCAATCATTTCAAGTGTGAAAACCCAAGCAAATTACTTGCCTCTCAGTTTGACAGGGCTATGCACGCTTTGCGTAACAAGCGCAGGTCAGAAGGATGATTATCTTAGACCATGAACAGGGTACTGACGAATGGTTTGCCGCACGACTGGGTAAACCTTCAGCAAGTAACTTTGGCAGGTTAATAACAGCGACTGGGAAGCCTTCTGCATCTGCTGATAATTATATTCATGAATTAATTGCAGAGCGCATAACAGGTAAATCTGAGCCTTTTTACATTAATGAGCATATGCAACGCGGAACCGAGCTTGAGCCAGAGGCTAGAGAAGCTTATGAATATATCACTGATTATAAAGTGACTGAGCATGGGTTTATTCTCGACGATAGCAAAGAGTTTGGTTGTTCGCCTGATGGCATTATTTATCACAATCCAAAGTATATGACTGGAGTTGAGATTAAATGTCCAGCAGCAAAGACAATGGTTAAATATAGCCTCGATCCACAATCTTTGGGCAAGGCTTATTACCAGCAAATACAAGGCTGTATGCTTGTAACTGGCGCAGCATCTTGGGATGCTTTTGCATTCCATCCTCAGATTCCTCCTGTCTTGGTGACATTTTGCCGAGACGAAGGATTTATTGAGAAACTGGCCGATGAAGTAAATAAGGCCGTCAATGTAATACTAAACCAAGTGGAGAAGTTGAAATGAGTGATTACGAGCAAAAAGACAATAGTGGGGCTATTTTTAAAAATGACAAAAAAGAAACGGACAGTCATCCAGACTACAAAGGTTCAGCTAGAGTCGCTGGCATTGATTACTGGTTAAGCGTTTGGGTGAACACTTCTGCCAAAGGCAACAAGTATATGTCTACCAGCTTCACTGCCAAAGAGCAAGTTCAAGAGCAAGGCATAAAGCAAGCTAAAGAAGCTGTTACTATTGATTTGGATGACGATATACCGTTCTAGGGTAAAAAAGCCCCCCTTGCGGGGGGCAAACCATAGGAGGTTTGTCGATCGGGGGAACCGACCCAATTAATATACCACAGGATTCTGTAATATGAAATTTATTGACGCCAGTAAGTGCGTTAGAGGCGCGCAAAGCTATAAAAATGTTAGTTCAAGCGAACTCGCTAGAATAGCAAAAACATCTAAGCCACAAGTTATTAGGTGGCGCACTAATAAAAACATGAAGCTACATACAGCGCAGTTAATCGCATTGTGTCTTGACTTGACGTTAGAGCAGTTTCTTGAGTTCGGAAATTAATAGTTTACTTTTAGGTAAACAACAGGCATCATTCAAAAAGTGATCGGGCTAGAGGCTGACGAAACTCTTAAATAAAACGTCAGAGTCGCATTGCCAATTGTGGACATAGCCCCTGCGATAACTCGGTAGTTATCAACGGATAGATTAGATATTCGATACGGTCACGAACTTTACCGCTGAGTCGCGTAAGCCCTCAGGTCTTAAATTTTCAGCTTTTTGTTGTTAAAGGGTTAATTCACCTTTTAAAAAGTTATCAATAAATAATTTATAAATCACAAGGCGAGGCTTGCCGAGCCATAGGAGCTTAAAATGTTAGATGTTCAAGTTTATGACAAACTGTTAGAAATGCTAGAGTACAGAGAAGATGGCCATTTCTATCATATGAAAGATAGCCCTAAAAGAAGGGCTGGCGATAAGGCTGGCTACATTAACTCTCAGGGTTATGTTTTTTTATCTTTAGGAGCACAAAAGGTACATGGGCATAGAGCTGCTTTCTACGCGACATATGGTTATTTGCCAGAGATTATCGACCACATCAACGGTGATAAGAGTGATAATAGAATTGGAAATCTAAGGGAATGCACTCATGCGCAAAATGCAAGCAATGCCAAATTATCTAAGAAGAATAAAACTGGCATTAAAGGCGTGTGTTGGCATAAAGCCAGCAAAAAATTCATTGTTCAAATTGGTTGCAAAGGCCAGCCTGCATATGGTGGCATTTACGATAACCTTGAAGATGCTAAATATGCTGCTTTCAAATTGCGTCAAGATTTGCATGGCAAGTTTGCTAATCACGGCTAGGGGACACTAATGTTATTAAATAATAAAGAAGATTGGCAGCCTGAAGAGAAAGATGTCATTGCATGGCAGAGAGCTTTTCCAGCAGTTAATGTCCACCAAGAGCTTATGGCGATGGAAAGCTGGTGCGATGCTAACCCAGCCAAACGCAAGACCAAACAAGGCATAAAGGGATTTGTAAACCGTTGGCTAACCAAAGCGCAAGATAAGGGCGGCTCACCGCACGCTAATAAAATCACCAAGTCCGATAGCATTCGCAACAAGTCTATTGATATGCAGCTTGCTGATGTAACTTTTTTGGAAGGTGATGAAAGGCTAATGATGCAGCAATATTACTTCTCTAAATATGGCTATTATTATGATGGAGAGTTACGCAATGCCTGCTAAAAATAAACCACGTTATGTTGAGTTCAAAGGCCAGCACCCGTACTTTAAGTCTGGACAATCTTATACCTCTGCAGAGTACAGCGATTGGACACTGCACAACAATGTTGATGGCGGTGTGCTTAGGACAACCATGAAAGGCAGGTTATATGGCGAGGCATTCTGCACGCCAAGACATCTTGTCGGCAAGCGGCAATTTGTGTTTGCGAATGAGAAAAGCAAAGTAGGTTTTAGCAGAGAAGCGCGAGAGCGCGTCAAAAATGCGCCAAGACTTGAAAGGCAAGTAGAACGATTATCCCAAGAATGGCTGTCGAAAAAATGGATTTAGAAAAGAAAACGCAAGGCGACCATGTGACTTTCAGAAGCAAGGATGAGTTAGATAAGAAGCTGCCGTTTATATTAAAAAGAATGGAGTGCTGGGATTACTCCACACCTATGGTTGTGAGGCTCGAAAATTATCAAAGCCCAAGAACCCTCAGTCAGAATGCTATGTCGCATATTTGGTTTAGGGAAATAGCGGAAGGCATGGCAAAAAAAGGCCACGCAGTAGATCACGAAGACCCAGAGTTTGTGTGGAAGCTGTATTTAAAAAAGCGATTCTTGGGTGTGCATACCTTTAACAACTTGCCTGACCAGATCAAAAGCACTAGCAAGCTAACAAAAGGTGAATTTGTACACTTTCTTGATAACGTCTATCATTGGGCTATCGAAAGAGGCATTCGGTTATCAATACCCGCAGAAAGCGAGTATGCCGAACTACAAGCCCAGCAGGAGGCGTAGTGAGTAAGATCGATCCACGGGTACTGAAGGAATTTGCAACCACTGAGAGGCATCATCAAATACTAGATGCAGTGATTGAGACAGGGTCGGCCAACAAAGCCAGCAAAAAGATCGGAAGCTCTAGGCGCAATATAGATAAAATGCTTCGCAGATTAGAGGGGATAGCATCAAGTCAGGGCGTAGCCCCGCACAGGGATTTAGTCCACCAGACCGCAGAAGGCTTTGAAGCTAAGAGAATATC